GGCAGCAACTGAAAATAAAATCTAAAAAATGGATATGATTTTCATCAATCCACATAAATGTTGTACCTTTGTCACCGAAAAGAGTTGTTTGAAAAGTAATGCAAACTTATGTATAATACAGAAGTTAAAACTATTACCAAGTCATTACCTCTATTGAGGTGAAACACTTGTAAATCGCTCATTTTTAGCTATTCGGCATATTTTAGCAGAATTTTATTAAAAAAATCACTATGATATAAACCATTAGCGAAACACGTTAAGACGCCTTCATATGCTGTATGCTCAATAATAACTACAATGTTGTCTTTTTTTCCGCCATAGTTATAATCAAAGCAAACTATTCTTGCAGTAATTCCGTTTTCCGTAACGATTCGCCCTTTAGCTTCCTTGTTGGTTATCTTCTTCGCCAATTCAATGTCGAATGGAACTATCTTAAATCTTATTTGTGTCATTGCTATTTGTTTTTAATCTTCCATTACTTCTTTTCTTTATTATTCGAAATTTATTTTATCACCATTTCTGGGTTGTCGTAGATGTTTCCAACAATTTCTACATCGCCTTCGTAATCGTAAGCCACTACATAATATAGCGACCAATCTTTATCTCCTCCTGGTATCGGATGTGCATATACCACTTTGAAGCAGTAGCCACGACCCTCCTCCACATGGCCAATAACTTTACCATTGTGTGCAAGAATATCTCCGTTATAAATTTCACGTCCGTGCTTGTCGTTCAAACCTGTAGACTGACTGATAAAGCACACTTCAATAGCTTTTGCTTCATACTCGCCTTTACTGTTGAATTTGGGTGCTGTGTTGGGGATAATGAACGTGTTGCCCATTGGTGTTATGCAACAACCACCATACACCCAATTGTTAGGCGTGTTTCCCTTATTAGTGGCTTTTCCACGAAAACTAATTTTTCTCATTGTCTTGTTTCTTTTGGTTTATACTATCTTCTACTTTTACCTGTTAATGGAATTACGTTGTAAGTTTTGAAGCGATCCACAAGTCTGCCGTAGCCGTCGTTGCGCTTGAACCGCTTTTCAAGTTCGTTATTGTCAAGGTTTGTAGTGAGGTGCGCGAACTTGCCGAACTGCGTCCAAATTTCGTTGCGAGCGTGAAGGAACTCATCGGTGAGTAACCCTGTATCCATGCCGAAGAACGTGCGGTCTTGAATGCCTATATCGTTGAGGCACACGTTTTCGGGCTTGCACTGGAAGCCTTTGTTGCCTTCTTCAAAGTAAGTGAAACGGTCGAGGTTGTTGTGAATGGTGTAGTAGTTGACCATTTGTGTTACAGAGAGATTGTGAAAGTAACGAGGATTGTTGGTGCGTCTTAGATACTCGCTGAAGATTTGCATGAGGAGCGTTTTGCCAACACCCACACCGCCCTGTATAAGGAGGTTCTTGTGCAGTTTGTAACCACGTTCAGGAAATACCTTTTCAGCCAAAGGGCAGTTGTTGAAGTAGAGCAAGAGGAAGCGCAGCACCTGCTTGTTGTCGTCGTCAACGATGAACTTGCGCCTTTGTGGAGCTAGCACAACAGAGTCAGCAATGTAAATAAGGAACTTAGAATGTGCGTTATACACATCAGGATCTGCGAGATTTGGTGTACTCGCTTTTTCTCTGTCGTATTGTTGCCTTAAATTGAGCGCACATTGGTGTAGCGTAAGCCACGGAACATCATTTATCTTGTCGCGATTTGCAAGTGCAGAAAGCACAGCAGCGTCCCAATCTCTATTTCCTGTTGGTTTGCGGTTGAAACTGACAAGTCCGTTGATTATGTCTTTGTAGTCCATATTTCATTTAAACATCTTGTCCGCCAAATCCACCATTAAATTCGTAGGACGGTGGCGGAAGTTGGTCTGCATCTTCTTCGTGTTGTATGGGGTAAGCCTTACGCATCCATGCACAAAAGTGTCGCTTTGCGTCTGTTAAGCTATCATGCGCTTTGCCATCAGCCTCGCATTGAATGTGGTTTTGAAACGCATCAAGCCGTTTGGATAATTCATCTGCATCAATGTGAAACTGCATGCACACAGGTTCATTCCATGTGCGGTCGGTTTTCATCTGCTCAATCTCCTGCAAGAGTGTAAGCGTATAGGTTGATGGAGGTGTAGGAATGTCGGCTTTGATCTTGGCAGACGAGGCAGCTTTGCCTTTCTTCGTTGGTCGACCGCCAAGTTTGCCGAATTTTTTGCCATTCTCTATGCGTGTGATGCTCGCGTCAATGTTAGGCTTGACGAGAATAAACACCCCTTGTGCGATATCGGAGAGGCCCTTTGGTTCCTTGCCGTTAAGCGCATACTCAACGAGTGCAGGGTAGACCTCAGCCTGTACCTCTGGTGGCATCAGCCTGATAGCCTCATGAAAACTGCGATAGAAAATAAAACTGTCTCGTGCCATATAAATCAAACCTCTTTAATGCGGATGCCATGCACATGCAGCATGAGTTTCCTCTTGATGATGTACTCTTTAGTTCTAACCCCTTTTGTATCCTCTACAACTGTTTGTCTTGTCGCATTGTCTGTGTAAACAAAGTCTGCGATGTAGGAACAAGCACGTTCGAGAAGGACACGTGTAGGACGATTTTTGAAATCTTTGCCACACTCTCCGTATTGTGCAGGTATCAACAGGTATTTTACTTGTTCCCGAAGGTCGGAGATAAGTCCGGCACGCTGCATCATGCGTAGCTCAGCAGCCCGGTAGTGCTCCTTCTTGGATGCGTGAGAGCCTACGCGCTTGTTGCCGTACTTATTCCGACCTTGGAAAGCAAAGGATGAAAACTTAGCCATTACTGCTTGTTTTATTAACCTTGTAGCGGAACAAGTCCATTATTTTAGTTTCGTCGAGCGTAGCAATCTCGTAGTCAACGACTGTGGTTTCCATGTGTTGAACAACCACCGTGTGGGCATTGTTGATGTCGGAAGCCTTTACAATGAAGTAAACCGCTTGTTTCTTTTCCTTGGCTGTTTTCTCGTCCAAGGTTACGAACATCAACTTAGCCTTGAACCACTTGTCGGCAGAGTCGGCACGATTCTCGACAATCTCGGAGTAGTTGGTGCGCTTGATAGTGACCACTTCGAAGTCGCCCGAAATGTACGGTTCCATTTCCTTTGTGATGCGTCCTTCAGCCTCGGCAAACGAGCAAGCATCAACAAGGTATAACTCTGTGACTTTCCTAGACAACCCATTCGGCACAGTCCGCTCGTAGCGTACGCCACATTCGTATAACATCATAATTAATCCTCCTTATTAAAAGTTTTGACATGTTCCTTACTCGGTCGTAGTTTGATAGACTTATGAGCAGGGATGGTTACGCTGTCTCCGGTCTTGAAGTTGCGTGCTGTGCGCTCAGCTACCTCAACAGGGGTGAATGTGCCGAAGCCACGAATTGTAAGACATTCGCCCTTAGCGATTGTTTCTTTAATCAATCTGAATACTCCATCAATCGCCTTAACGGTTGTAGAGAGGTGAAGTTTTTCTGATACTGAGACTTCACGTGCAAGTTCATTTTTTGTCATTGTAGTTTATTTTTAAGTTTATCGATAAGTTTTCTGATGCACCATGCACGGCACGAATTGCGCAAGCCTTGCTGTTGATCGTAGAGTGCAGCTGCATCGTTGAGATACTTGATAACCTTTTGTAGGTCGGTTTTGCAGAGGTCAGCCATCGTCGTCCGGATTGAGGAAGAGTGACGTAAGCTGATCGAAGTACATTTCATCCTGTGGAATGTCGTCGTCGGTAGCCATTATTTGGTTGGCGATGGACTTCTTCTTGTGGATGATAGCATAGAGTGTGCGGTCGATGGTGCCACGGCCAAGGAGATAGTAACACGTTACGTTGTCCTTTTGCCCGATACGGTGGGCACGGTCTTCGCATTGACAGCAGTCAGCGTAAGTCCAGGGAAATTCCACGAAAGCCACGTTGGATGAGGCTGTGAGTGTAAGCCCCACGCCAGCTGCCTTGATTGAGCAGACAATTAGCTGTGCTTTGCCCGACTGAAACGCGTCGACGGCTGCTTGCTTTTGCATCATGGAGTCGCGACCGGTAACGCTGACGGCTTTAGGGAATGCTTTTTTAATTTCGTCGACTATCTCATGCAGAGAGCAGAATAAAATGAGCGGTTTGCCGTTGGCGAGGAAGGTGCGCGTGAAGTCGATAGCTTGCTTTACTTTGCCTTTGGCAGAGAGTGAACGCAGCGTCATGAACTTAACAAGAGCCTCCATGCGCATTTTGCGTCGGATGTCGATGTCGTCGCACTCGGTGTATTGGCGCAGGTATTCGGCAAGGTCATGTTCGGCAAGCATATACTCGTCGCGGTTGGAGATGTCAACGATGAGGTCGGTGCGCGTTTTGTCGGGTAGTTGGGTAAGAACTTTTGACTTTTCGCGACGTATCATGCAACGTGCATAAAGTTCGGATGAAAGTTTTTCGAGGTTTCGAGGAGCATCGTCTTCCTCTTTTCCTCGTCTCTCTCTGCTTATCTCGCCACCGCCATACTCGGAAAGGAACTTGGTACGACCTCCAAATTCAGGCAAACGCCCCATGATGGACAGCTGTGCGATAAGGTCGGCAGGACGGTTGACAACAGGTGTACCAGAAAGAAGTATTCTGTATTCCTTACCCTCAGCAATGCCACGTGCAAAGATTGATTGCTGTGCGGATGGGTCCTTAACACGGTGACTCTCGTCGATGATGATAGACTTAAAGAGTTTAATTTCGGGATTGAAGACCACATCTTTCAATCGGAAGCCACCACCTTTTTCACGTTTGGTTATGTCCCATACAAAGTACTTGCGTAGTGATTCGTAGTTTACAACAGCTACTTGCTGCATCCCCATTCGGAGTAGATAAGGCCATGTAGTCATTACCGCATTGTCGAGGACAAGTGCTTTTTTGTTGGTGAATTTTTCAAACTCTCGTTGCCAGTTGATTTTGAGCGAAGACGGACAAATAACGAGGCAAGGATAAGCGTTTGCGCAGTCAACAACACCGATACTTTGCAGTGTCTTGCCCAAACCTGGTTCGTCACCGATGAGAAAGCGGTGCCAGCGCAGACCGGCAAGTATGCCCTCCTTCTGATAGTCGTACGGCTCAACACGTAGATTATGTTTTAGTGTGTCAGCCATACGCGTTGATGGTTTGCGTTGATAGTGTAATGTCGTAACCACGTGCAAAGGCTTGTTTGCGCAAGTCTATGCAAGACAGTGTGCAGTGTCGAGCTTCCTTTGATTGTGCTCCCAATCCTGATGAGCAACGCACACCCCCCACTAATCCGCCACAGGTATATCCGTATGGTCCTGATAGCACAACGAATGGGCAGAGCCGACGTAGGCTTTTGAGTAGGGATATTTGTTTTGTTTTAGAGAGTTTCTTGTTCATAACTAATAGAGATTAAACGCCCAATATTGAAATGCAAGTTCTTCATACTTTTCGCGTCCACGATTGTAGATGTCGTCGCCACGTGTGATGAACTTTTTGAAGATCCTGCAATTTTTTTTGCTGATTGCGTAGATAAAATCGTAATTGGATTGTGCTATGTCCATGTACCACGCTCTTGACCTATCCCAATCGAAGAAATCTACAGCATTGTCGAACTCCGCTTGCGTTGAGGCGAATGTAGTTTTTAGATCGCCACCGAAGTTAGCCGTTTGTAACCACCAATCCCATTTGCAGCGTGTGTCGAGATGGAAGGTAAATCCCCCATTGCAGAACTCCTGCTGCTTGTTGACCATAAAGCGTTGTGTTTCGGCTTGTTCGAGTACTTTAGCGAGGAATGGATCGTGCCTTGCTTCGGCACGCAGTGCGCGTTGCATTTCGCGAGCATGGAGGAACTCCTCCTCGGAACATTGTTCACCGTCTATCGTCATGTGTAGGAAGTCAACACGCGATGGTTCGGTGATGATGGCATCGACTATGGAACCGAAACGGAAAGCAGCCTCCTTGTCACCGAACTGCATGTGAGGGTGGAGCAGGTTCTTCAGTTCGGTGAGGTCAGAGTTACTGACCTCACTTCGCTGATAGTATTCGTCGGGGTTAATGATGGCTTTAGTATTCGTCATCGTAATCGTCATAATCGGGTTCATACGGCTCTTGTTCTACCTCACCTTCACCATTGCACACGTCACAAGTTAGTTTGTCACCTTTGATTTGCTCAAGGTCAAGGGCTTGGGCTTCTTCCTCTGTGTCGGGCAGGTTTTCCCATTCAGCCTCGGTGCATTCCTTTTCAATGTCGTTGACGAAATCGTAGGAATAGAAATGATAGCCTGTGCCGTTACATTCGTCACACTCAACCATAACAGGGTCTTCTTGGTTCCATGGAGCGTTGGGGTCGTGCTCTGCACCAGCCGGGTAATAACCACTTTCGTACATAATTGCTTACTTTGCTTTAATCTCGTCTGTATAAGTTACAGACGGTGAGTTTATAAATTCGGGGGTATTCTTATCGTTCGCAGCCTTTTCGCAGAATGTGATTTGCTTTTTGAACGTCTTAACCAAGTCTTCGAGTGGAAGGTGTTGCCCCTCTTTTGCCCACCAAAATGACACGACAGCCATAATACCTTCAGGACTGTTGATTGAGATTTTCTTTTTAACGGACGTCTTAGGCTGATAGCCAGCAGGAGCGACAATAGCTTGTTGGCCGAACAGGTTACCAATCTCGGAAGCCTCGGCTTGCATTTTCTGCTTTGCTGCTTCTTCCTCTTCTTTGCGTTTGCGTTCAGCTTCAATGCGTTCGGCTTCGGCTTGTTCGCGTGCTTTGAGTTCGGCTGCCATGCGAGCCTTTTCTCCCTCGTTGGCTTTCTGCATACGTTCTAATTCAGCCTTCTTTGATGGCAGCGTGTCGAGGATATTGTCGCGGTATTCGCCCACTTCAAACTCGTACTGCTTAGCAAACTGCTCCATGAGTTTGTTGACTATGGATGTGCGCACCTCACGGAGTTTGTCCTGCATGTCGGCAAGTTCGGCAGGTATGCAGACATTTGATGGGGTCTTTGTTGCCCATTCCTGCGGAAACTTGATAGGGATTTGCTTGATAATCTTGTACTGTTTCTCATAGTTGTCGAGCGTAACAGCAGTATTTATTTCGGTGAGGAAGTTGATGGCGTTGGTTGTGTAGGTGTTGAACGATCGCTTGTAGTCGTCCTCAACATCTTGTCTGTATTTATCGTATGCTTGTTTGCGTTGATACTGAATCATTGCCTCCTTACGCTTTTTCTCCTCTTCCTCACGCTTTTTTGCTGCATAGGCATTACGAGCTTGTTGTATTTGATTAGGGATGGAGTTTGCTTTGGTAGGGTCTACAGCGTTTTCCATTCCTGTAAACTCAGAGCGTATTTGGTCGAAGATCTTAGTGATGGCAGAACGGTTGGTGTTCATCTTCTTCACCGTGTTGCGAGCTTTGTTGATGTAGTTGGCGCACTGCATATCCAGTTCGTCGTTCATTCCGTTTGCCTTGATTTGGTCGAGTAGCTTCTGTCCAAACTCGCTACAGCGTTGGCACGATAGTGTATTGTCATTGTAAATCTGTGGTGCAGATTGTGCAATCATTTGTACGTTCTCTTGTCGTACGATTGTGAGGTTTTGTTGGTCACTCATGATTGTGTATGGTTTTGTTAGAACGAATCATCATCGTTGTTTTCAGCAGGGTCTATTGTGACACCTGCAGAGGTGTTGGTTTGCGGTGCGAAGTCTTGTTTTGCTTCGCTTGTGATTTCACCTGTTTCGGTGTTGACGGTATCTCCATCGGCAGTTACGCCATAGATGTCGTCGTTAAATTCGGGTTCTTCGACTTGTGACTCTAATTGAGTGCCACGTCCTACGCGTGCTTTGGGGTAAGTCTTGAATGCGTGTTTGATACACTTGGCAACGAGGAACCCGGGGTCAATCTGTCCGCCTTGTGCAGTGTAGAGCGCATTAGGCTTGCCGTTCTCCCACTGCTTGGCTTGATAATTGTACTTGCCGTTTTGTCGTGCAGAGTAGTTGGATAGTCGCATCCAATCTTCAGGGAGCATTACTGCGTAGTCTACAGATCCGTCAGCACGTGTTATCTTCATGAAGCAAGCAACGATACGACCTGTGGTGTGGGGAAGACGACAAGTATAGTTGACGAATTTCTGTCCGTTGTGTTCGCCATACTCGAAGCCATCCTCTTCGTACACGATAACAGGGTTGTCAGCATGTCGAATTTGTCCGCATCGTGCGCGTAGTACCAACTCTCCATATCCAGACACGGTGAGCATGCAGTGTGTCTCGTACTTGTTTTTCTTCTGCCCGTTTTCATAGAAGCTGTCAACGGCTACGGAGCGAGCGAGTAGGTAGGCTTGCGCCTTGGTGCCAGGGTCGAGTGTGAGTCCTGAAATTGCCACATCGAGGAATGCTGTGAATAGTGAGAACTTTGTGCACGTCTTTCGCAAGTCTTCTTTTTCAGAAAGCAGTCGGTTGAAGTTACGCGATTCGCGTTCGTAGGCTGCTTCGCCTGACACGCCTGTGGATGGTGTCCACATTGCTTCGTAGATTTGAATAAACTTGTCGCGCACGTGTTCGTTACGTACGATACTCTCGGGCTGCATCGTGTTGATTTGCTCGATTGTTAATCCTATTTTACTCATAGTGTTGTATTTGTTTGATTGTGAATAATATTGTTGTGTGTGAGCTGCAGGTGGGAGTCGAACCGCACTAATGCACTCCATGAGCATATTTGAGCCTTGTACTTCGGCTATAACATGCCTTCAGTGGTTCCCGTTACTCCGGGATGCCCTTTCCGATTAAGCATTCTATCTGCAGCAGTTGACTACATTTCGTCAGTTGAGTATTGGTGGTATGTCATCCACTTAACAAGGTCATTGCGATTGAAATAAGTGAATTTACCTCCTTTGCTTTTTGAGTACGGAATTTTGTGTTCTCTGACTAACTGATAGAGGTAGCTTTTTTTTACGCCAAGAAAGGCACATGCTTCAGCAGTGTTGTATATTTCTTTTTGGGACAGGAGTGATGCAGCACGTATTTCATTGAGTTGCTCATCAATGCTGTTGAGCCGTCCAATGATGTCGGCATTATCAGGCATTGACTAATCCTCCTCAATTAGTTTTTTGAGTTCGTGTAGTTGTCCTTTCCATGTGTTTTTGCAAAGTACCCATGCTGTTGCGTAGAGTATAAGCGACACGAGTTTAGAACCAATAAATATTGCTGTGTATGCAATAATTTCGGTAGATTCTTCAGGAACCACAAACAGACTAATTGTTGCAGTTGATAGGATGATGGCTAAAATCCAATATCGATAGTTTGTAAGATATTTCATTGTTGCTCGTTTTTAGTAGTACATGGTGGTACTTTGGCGTGTTCTACATAACGATTGAGGTATATGCAGAAGCAGCCATTTATGAGTATGTAAGATTTGTTGCACGACTTGCAAATGGGATTTGCTTTACTGCTCATTTGTTAGTAGAGGTTGATGCCAAGTTTACTGAAGGCATCTTCTTCGTCAGCCGATCCTCGCCAGCAGTCAAGGTAATTGTTAATTGCCTCCTGGTTGTTGGCGTCTAACTTATCGTTATAGCCGAATGTGTTGCAGAATGCTTTCCAGCTAATGCGGTCGAGTTCTTCTTCTGAAAGATTGTTTGTTGTGTTGCAGCTGATGAGGCTTGCAAGGATGAGTGCGAGTGTGATGATTTTCTTTGTCATGATGATTGGGGTGTTTAAATGGCGAACGCACCTTGTGATTGAAATGTAAAAGTGTCGAATTTTTAATTTTTGTCGTTTGGCGCGTTCGCTTATGTTGATTATCTTTGTTGTGTCGAATTTTTAATTTTTATTTTATGAGTAATCTTATTTCAGATTCAGAGTTGCGTAACCTTGAGAAGGTTATAGCAGCCGAAGTATGCCCTTATTGTGGCAAGTCGTGTGAACCTTCCATTGCTTTTTCCCAACGTTTGAATGTTGATAGGAGTTCGGGCGTTGTTTCGGTTGGTGTGAACAACTGCTGTTGTGAAGATCGGAAGAGGGATATTGTTAATTTCTTGATGCAGATAGCAAGCAAGCGTAGAATGCCTAAATTCCCATTTTGATGTAGCGTCCATAAAGCTTTAAGTGTTTCGCCTGGTCGTGCTGCACGTATTCCCTTATCGGTTAATACAGATGTGCGGTATGGCTGGGCTGACTCTATAAAGATGATGTGCTTAATCTTCATGCAATTCGTGTAGCCGTTATTGTTCTTTGTTCTCGATTGGTTGCAGTGGCGAACTTCTTGTCCCATTGCAGTCCGAACGATACGCAGATTGACTTGAGGTAGCTTGAACGGCTAACAGATACCGTCAACGCTTCACCAACTTCAAGGTCTCGTAACTGACCTAAGAGCGTTTTTTTTCGCTGATTTTTAGATGTTTCTGTCATTGTTTCGATATTTATTTATAACTTTATGGTGCAAAAGTAATCAAAATAGATTTACCTACATCAAAAATGAGTAGATTTTTCTTTGTGATTAAGAATTATTAACTATATAATGATTTATCTAAATCGGAAGTGCTTATGAAAATTGAAAGAGTGAATATCGGTTTAAGCATTGAGCAAAAACTCAATGAACTTGGTATGTCTAAGTCTGAGTTTGGTCGAAAAATAGGTGTACCTCAACAGAATGTAAATAGGATTCTTGACAAAACAAGTATTGATACAGATAAACTCGTAACGATAGGCGAAGCCTTGGGTTACAACTTCTTTAAAGAATACATGGATGATTTATCTGATACATCAATAGAGGTTTCATTGGCAGGAAATAATAATCAAGTAAATGGACATGGGGCGCATAACAATATCAACGGTGATGTAAGTGCAGCTGTTTGGTCAGAACGTGTTAAAGCTCTTGAAGCCCTTCTTGCTGAGAAAGAAAGATTAATAAACGTATTAATGGAGGGTAGAAAATGAGGAAAGCATTAATATTGCTATTTGTGTTAGTCTCTTTGGCTGTTAACGCTCAAGAAGTTGCAGGTGTGTCTTTTGGCGAGTCTTATGAGAATTGCAAAAAAGTTTTAGACAAAAGATTTAATAATGGAGAGATTAGCTATCAGTATGAGAAAGGGAAACTTAATTATTTTGATATTACGTTTGCTAATGAGAGTTTTAGCAGAGCTTCTTTTGAATTTCAAGTGGATGACGCTGGGACATATCTAAACTATGCTTGCTTCGAAAAGTATTATGAACTTGACGAAGTTCAAGAAGCAAAAAACAAGCGTGATAGAATATTTAAATTATATATCAAAAAATATAAGTCTGGCTATTCGTATATAGATAGTGATGGATTTAAAAAATATTGTATTCCATATGGGGAATATGATGATTTTATTTATATCACTGTGTCAAAAGGGAAGAACAGAAATGGACAAATGAAATATTGGACTATAGTAGAATATGGACCCATAAATTTCGTAAACCCGACAGACGAAATATAATTTAAAATAACAATCTCACTTTTCATTGCGATTGGTATGCAGTTCTGGATATTTCGATAACATACCGTTAGTACGGAATTGTTTTACTACTGCCAGCGAAATGAACTCTGCAAGGTAGTCTTTACGTCCTTGTATTTCGCGTTCTGCAGCGAGACGAACAGCCATGTGTGTGGCTGTTTCCATGGTTGATGGAACGCGGAGAGAAGAGGAAAGTTCGGTTTCAATTTGTTGCAACTCGCAGTATTGACGGACATGTTCTTCAATCTGCAAGAGCCAGTCGGGGAGTTGGGCTGAGGTATTCATAACGTAAAAAGAAAAAATTATAGAATAGACTGGGAAAATTATAAACGGATTGCACAAACAGTGGTTAGAGGGTATGCAAAGCGATGTTACCCCAGCAACCGTTTGAATTCCTCACCAACTCCTTCCGTAAAATCGAAACAATATAAACAACGGAAGGCTTCTCTCGCCTCACGGAGTGCATCATCCGCATAGTTGCATCTCTTCATGTAAAACCGAAACAGTTTGTTGAACTTGTGTTGGTAATACAGGAAATGCAAGAATCTAGGACTGGTGTACCATCTGATGAGGGTACGTATGATTTTGAAGTATTGTTTTAATCTGCTCATGTTGGCAAAATTAGGAGTTGTCGAACTATGAACGATTTTAAGTTTTGTAATAGAGACTGCACAACCTATTCGTTGAGGCGAAACGCGAAATAAAGCGTTTAGAGCAAGAAAAATTCAACAAATAATAAAACCCTCACGAAGCATAAGAAACCGCGTCAAATCGAAAACAAAACGGCTTTTTGGGCTTTTATGGAGGTTGAATAAGATACACAATAAACGTGGGGGAAGCAGTAGGGGAAAAGACACGAAGTCATTTCGTATGTCTCCCATCTGTCTCCCACCCATATTAACCCTTTAGACACCAACGGGCGACGTGATAATGTATGATAACTTCGGTGGTTAATAACAAACCATAGAAAACCTATACTAAACATTAACAAAGTCGCTGATTTTCAGCGACTTTGTTGCGTTATAGGAAGTCACTTGTTGTGGTTTGTTATAGGTTTATTGGGAGTAGCTATGTCACCCAGATGTCACCCGAGTATGTCACCCGCGTAGCCTTTAGGTGTGCGATAGGACGTAGGGCGAACAGCCGTTTTTTTTCATAGTCCGAGCCTATCCAAAAAGTCGTATATTGGGGGGCAAAGTAGTGCAAAACGGAGAGTATAGCGAAAGTGACAAGTGACAAGTGACACCAAAAAGTGTTGATAATCAACCATTTAGGTGTCACTTTGTCACTCGAAATTTTTCTTAAATCGTAGTTAACGAATGTAAATGGTATATTGTTAAGGGTTACCCCGTTAGGTAGGGGGCAAAATCCATAATTATTTTCAGCATGGAATTTGAGAATATTCTGATGTTGTATATAATTGATATTCAACAAGAATAAACGCATAAAATGCCTCAATTCGTGTATTATTTTAATGGATCACCCCGTTAGGGGTGAGATAAGGTAGCCAGGTATGAGAGTGAGGGGAGGCTTGTCCCACCTCACTCTCATGCCTGGTTAACACGGATTACAATATCAAACTACGCACGCCTTTAGGTGTGCGATTGGGCCTAGGCGAACAGCCGTTTTCATAGGACAGGCATGTCGTTGGGAATACATAATATGTTTATGTAGGATTATGTCCACCAATCACACGCCAAATCATACACAAATGAAAACGGCTGTTCGCCTAGGTGCAATCTCACCCATAACAGGGTGACCCGTTTGATGATGGCGTAACATATAACCAGGCATGTGAAGAAGACCAAGTTCTCTTCACATACCTGGCTACCTTATCTCACCCCTAACGGGGTAACCCACTAAAATAATACACGAATTGAGGTGTTTTATGCGTTGTTATTGTTGATTCTCAACTATTTACGATATCAATTTTTTATCAAAACCGTGCAGAAAAAAATCATGGATTTTGAACACCCTAGGTTGTAGGTCAAAAACCGCATCAATTTTTAGCGATCTTTTTGCGGACCTCTGCTTTTTACTTATACATAGATAAACAATATTCCGTAATAACTACCCCTATTTTTAGCAATCTCAATAAAGCAAAGTGTTCTTTTTACAGTTGTATGTTTTTCTGCTTTTCAAGGAGATATAAAGAAATGAGGTGCTATTCTTGTTTTTATTATATATTTTAACTACAATACCTTTTAATATCTATAAATTATGTTATTTACGCTCGAAATATTAATTCGATACAAACCCTAATACAAAATGTATAGGCATTTGTAACTTTTTTTCTTAACATATATTTTGTGCTACAAAAGTTATGTGTAAACATATACAAAAACTGAATAACACAAAGAACTATTCCTACCACATCATTAGAAGCCTTGTAAATACATTCATTCTGCCCAATTTTTCTACTTTATTTCACCCACAAATAACCTTTCCGATTTCATATAATTATTAACCAAATTTCACGCGAAAAAGGTCACTCGGTCACTGGTCACTTTCACTTCGATTTTAATGTCAGAAAAAAAAGAAGAAGTATATAATATATTGATTATTAATAACTTATACATTAACATTCTTTTTTTTCGAGAAAAATTTATTGAAAAGTGACCAGTGACCGAGTGACTTTTCTAAATAACAACCTTTAACGTGCTGATTTTCAGTATTTTACGCACACCAAAAGGTCACTTTTTGGGGTCACTTTTGAGTAACACGGTCACTTTCTGTTTGGGTTCATCTGCTCATTTTCCCCACTTTTTCGCCCTCAATCGTTAAAATCCGCCCAACGGTCACTTTTGCAAAAGTGACCCTTTTGAAATCTGCACA